GTTATGGAGTTCGTTAAAAGTATCTTCTGTGGCCTTAGCTTTTTTAGCCATTTCTTAAAACAATTTGATCCAGCTTATTCTCGATGCGGATCATGTGATCCTCCATCTTTTGAAGTGCTGAGGAGAGTTCTTCACGTTGCACATATTTCTCAGCTATACGCAGTTCAACCTGATCGATGCGTTTGTCGACTTCAGAGATACGGTTATGCATACGTGAATGTAGTGCAACTACTGCAGTAAAGACGGCAACTGTGCCCGATACAATGGCTTCAATCATGCTGCTCCATCAACCGAATAAGCTTTTGCGGGTAGACAGGATCAGTCGCATATCCTTCACGCTTCAGTAGATACGCACAGTCTTCACGAGTAGCTGCTCGGTTGACACCTTTGTAGCCTTTGTAATCTTTGTACCATTGAGTGACAAGGTGAGCCACGCAATCGTATGGTGTAGCAAAATCTTGGAAGGAAGCCTTGATGGTCACAGGACCATTACCGTAGTCTTCCCATGTAGTCTTAACCGTTCCCGGTCCCTTAATTCCAAAGAAGTTATTCTTACCAGATAGGGCAGTGCCATATGCACTCTCTAATGCCCACTGTGCTGCCACAACCTCAGGAAATTTAGCTCCAGCCGCTGCTGCTGCTGCTTCAATACCATCCCAGGAATTAGAGAAGGTTTGAGTTGGGGGTTTAGCAGGAGGTTGTCTCCATAGCTTTACCCATTCCTGATCTTCAGAAAGGCCCTCCTCTCCAAGAAGTTTCTCAAGGAGTTGGAGGGCTTTAACTTGGTTAGGCAGACCTTTGTAGTAACGAGCTACGTCAGTCAGCTTAATCATTTCCGTTTGGTTAATGCACGACGGTAACGGCGGACTACATCATCTTCAGTGCGATACTTAGCGAGTGTTGCAGCCAGCATGGAGATTGCTTGAGTAACGCTGTTGGAGCGACGCTTCTTGGTCATGCCAAGGTACTCAGAAGCAATAAAGAGAATAAAAAAGGCCAAGGTCTCATAAGAAACCTTGACCCCAAGAATGGTGATCATTGGACTTATTCAGTAGGAGGTTGGTCTGCAGCAGGTGTTACGGGTTCATCTTCAGTAGGCCACTCGCCGAATAACGAGCTGGTCACATAAGCTGCAAGTTCATCAGTGCTGGTGGTAGCTTTGATAGCGTCCTCCTTGGTGTTGGACATGTCCCGAACAGCAAGGCGATACAGAAGAACAGAACCTGGAGTTTGCTTTCCAGTTTCAGCTTGACGCACAATGAACCAGTCACTCTGGGAAAGCAGAGAGCCAGCAGTTGCTTTGACCTGAGCGGTCCACTGTTCCACAAGTTGAGCGTGGTCCTTTGGATTGCCTACACCCCAATAGAACCTTTGGTCGTACCAAGGCTCATCTTCGGTCTCGGTAATACCAAGTGCTGCCCGCTCCTCTACCGTAGCCAGTCGTAACCAATTAGAGGGGTACTGAGTTCCATCTTCAGTTGTAAATGCCGCATCCAATGGGATGGGCTTTCCGTTTAGTAAGAACATAATAGTTATCGTGCGCGGGCGTATTGGAAGGGCGATTCTGCGAAGGCGGCGTAGACATATGTCACACCGGACTCGTTGCGACTTGAATTAGCATCACGCAACTTAAAGCCATTTGAAAGCGCATCGATTGCGCTTACCGTGTATTCAGAGTCGCTAGCGTTTGGGAGCAACAGGCTTGTCATGACGTTGCTAGTGTTCCTTTGGGTATCAAGAACACACCAAGAATATGCAACTGTGTTGTTTGAATAGGAAGAGGATTTGACCATAATCCACCTCGGGCGGAAATTACAGAATACAAACGGACCATCCGCACTGCCGTTGCCGGTGTAACTGCCGAACGCGCTGTACCCGGCTACTGGGGCGAAGCAGTAGGCGACGTAGGTAGTACCGTTATTGTTAATGTTTCCAGAATTGCCAACACTGAACACTGTAGAAGTTGGGGCCGTATTGTTCCAGGCTGCAGATGTAGTGTCCGTCGCGTTTGTAGTACTAAGGAACAAGCGTGCGCCCCATCCAATAGACGTGTGTCCAACTTGCCAATGTTCAGCAGCGGTTCTGGCTTTGGCAATAATCAACGCTGGGGCAACACCTAACCCATGTCCGATTGTCGCGTTAGAGCCCGTACCGGTATAGCTGACTATAGATATGCCTGCCGAAGCATTAGTCCGGCGACTGCTTTGTATGGAGCCCGTGTTATCTGTGACGGTGGAGCTGCCGGCGTCCCAGGTCCAGCCCACATACGATTTACCTGAGCCGTTGGTTCCGTTGTATGTTCCGCTGGATCCTTTGACTACATCAAAAGAAGCGGTGCTGAGATTGGTGATGCCGTCGTAAAGAGCCGGATCAATAGCGGCACCGTTTTCGGCATCAGTGCCATTTGTTCGAAGCACATTGTTGTTGCCCCGCACGATGTCAACAAGAACATGAGATGCGACATTGGTATTATCGCGTTGCTTGACCCAGACGAAATCTGGACTAAAGCTGGTTGATATTGTTTGAGTGCCACCATTGCCAGACCATAAGTATGTATCAAAAACCGTCGAAGGCTTCGTGACTACTGGTGCGGGCAGGTTTGCCGTGCAGAGCGCCTTGAACCCGCTGGGGGCGGTGTAGGCGAAGGGGCGTTGGCCGAAGTTGGCAACAATACTCGGAGCCCCATTCGCCCGACCAACAGCGGGAAAATACGGTCCAGATGTGAGAGCAGTAAATGCAGTGCCTTGGCTTACATTGTTCTTGTAATAAACTAATGTGCCAGCATCGGCATCAAAGGCAACACCAATGACATCACCAATCGTAGCAGTCGCTCCATAAGATGTCCCCCCCGCTGCGTTGTACTTGTATCCATCAGCAGTACTATATCCCCACCCAAGCGAATCCGAACCAGGGTAGCTAGCAAGATTACATCCTTGCTTGACAAGCCCGATCATTGGGTTTGTGTCTGAAATGGTAATCTCCCAATACCATTTGCCGGAGGTTATACCTATTGATCCTAAAACGGTTCCGGCAACGCTAAACAGAATGTCAAGATTTCCATTGCGTATTGTAGGATTGGCGCTGGATGCAAGTGGATTCCAAGTGCAGTAATTCCCCCTTACCTGCCCACCAGCACCCGTATCAACCTCGCTGCCATTAGTGGGAACGTCTACGAGGCTGTCGTTGCCTGCACCAGCGGTGACGGATAGGTTGTTGACAGTCCACGTGTTCCCATTCCCACTAACGTCCGTCCCTAATGCGGCGGCAGAGGCATTATTTGAGAAATCAAGGTGGAATCCATTCGTACCGTATGTTCCGGTGTACGCCTTAGGCATCCACACGCCGGTGGTGGTGGAGAACTCACCGAATGAAGTCGGATCAAGACTTTGACCATCAACGTGCTGAATTTCGGCTAAATACAAGTTGGAATAAGTAGCTCTCCAGTCCGCTATGCGGTGGGGCACGTTGCTATTGATAGCCGTGTCTAAATTCTGAGTGATTGAAGTTGCAGCCGTATTCGTGAGCTGCAGACCGTTCATGTATAACCTTATTCGATTTACCGCTGAGGCTTGTGTGGTGTCGCATCGAATAACCAAGTGATACCAAGCAGATGGATCTCGAAACTTTTCTGCCGAAGTGAAATAATAACTACCGTAATCTGTTAAATGAATCGTGCCCGAGCTGTACCAGATTTCAAACGTATCCGACAACACTCCCGATCCACCCTGAAAAGGTGCTGTCCATATGCCGCCTGTGCCGCTAACTTGACACAATTTCATCCAGCAACTGAAGGTCCACGTCTTGCGGTTGCCGGCGGATGCGGGGGTGCGGGACAAGTAGGCACTGTCACTACTGTTGAACCTGAGTGAACGTGAGATGGCGTACCCACCACCACCTTCCTGCCCCAACAAGAGGCTGTTGTTCAAAGCGCTCATTTCACGTCACCGATGAAGCGGACCGCAATACGAGTCGTTGTCTCGCAGTGGTAAGCCAGTAAATCCACGGCATTGGCCGTTGTGGTGAGCGTCGGTGCCGTGCCCCCAGGGAACTTGAAGACACTGTTGAAGGCGAGTGTCCTGCCTCCCGAGCCGTCCTGGACCACACGGATCACACCGCTCTGACCAGCGACAACATTCGTTGGGGCACCAAGGGTGCGATTGCCACCAAGGGTGACCTGGAACTGGTTGCCAAGGCTCAGGTCCGTGGCAATCGTTGCTGCATCGGTGAGGGTGACGTAGGCGCCGCGTTGAGCTTTGGTAAACGTCTGAGCAGTGTCAGTAACAGCGTTATTAGCGTTGTATGCCTGAACGGTCGTACCAATAGCACTTGTTGGTACATAGCTGCTCATACCAGCTTGGGTCTGGTAAGTGCTAGCAGCCGTAGCAGAAGTCAAGTAACCACTAATGGAAGCACCAGCAGGGATCGTGACCGTACCTGTAAATGTCGGACTAGCAAGCGGTGCATAAGTCGTACCAGCAGCAGTGGTCGTCAAGTAAGACGACATGCCGGACTGGGTTTGATACGTCGATGCGGCGTTAGCCGTAGTCAAATACGACGACATACCAGCTTGTGTCTGGTAGGTACTTGCAGCAGTAGCTGAATCAAGCTTAGTGCTAGACAGAGAGCCAATATCACCGTTAATAGAACTTACATACCCATCAACATACGCTTTGGTAGCTGGATGGAGGTTGCTAGATGGTGCTCCAGCAAGAGTGATATTTCCAGTAAGAGTACCCCCAGTAAGCTTAAGATAACGAGTCTCAGCGTTATTAGCGTAGTAGTTCAGCCAGTTCCACGTAGAGCCAGCAGTGGTATAACGAAGACGAACACTGAGACCAGAGTCTCCAACAAATCCAGCAGGTTTACCAGCAAGAGGAGTGAAGCTCTCCAATCCTGTTGAATCCTGCACTTCGATGTAAGTATCGTTAGCAGGAGATGCAGGGATCGCAGCTACATTAGCTTTAAGCTGGAAGTTAATGCTATTAGACACAGCAGCAATGGCCTGATCAGCTTTGCTGTTAGCTGTGTTGGCGGTGGAGAGAGCTGTAGAGGCAGTACTTGAAGCTGTGTTAGCCGTAGTAACCGCATTACCCGCACTGGTAGAAGCCGTATTAGCTGTACTAACAGCAGAGGAAGCCGCACTAGAAGCAGAATTAGCAGTGTTAACTGCACTCGTTGCGTTTGAAGAGGCAGTATTAGCTGTAGACACAGCACTGTTAGCCGTGCTAATGGCAGTAGCAGCGTTAGCAAGGGCTGTATTAGCCGTGGTAGTAGCTGAATTGGCCGTGCTGATAGCTGTTGCAGCGTTTGTAGCCGCACTATTGGCAGTAGACACAGCAGCCGAAGCGTTGGTGCTAGCCGTGTTAGCTGTGGTTACAGCAGCCGAAGCATTAGTAGACGCAGTGTTAGCCGTTGCAGTAGCTGCATTGGCGGTGCTCAGAGCGGTGTTAGCCGTTGTCGTAGCGCTGTTAGCCGTTGAGATAGCAGACGTAGCATCCCTATTCGACTCCTGCGTCACATATAGGTTCTGAGTGAAGTTATCATTCAGATCCTGAGAGCGGATAGCAGAACCCGGATAGAACTGAGCAGCAAGTGCTGCATCATCAGTCACCCGATAAATCCGAATAGCAGCTCCATTAGCAGGAGCTGTATTGAATTGGATCGTGGTAGCGTTGGCTAAGGTGTATGCAGTTGTAATTGTACCGTTCAAGGAAACCTTGATGTCGGTAGTCTCAAGGTATGGGAAGGTAAAAGAAAAGAGGACGGTAGTTCCGTCCCCTGTGTAGGTATTCTGAGTGACAGCCATTACTACTTAGAAATAGAAAGGATGCGCTCAAGAGCGACATCGGGTCGGTTCGATTTCTGAAGAGCCTCTTTGGCGCTGCGATTAATGGCCGCATTGCGAAGCTCTGGATACTGTTGATAAAGCTGGGCTTCAGCCACACGCTGAGCCTGGTTAAAGATTTGCTTGATGCGACGGTAGAACTCTGAATTCTGGACATCAAGTCCATTCTGAGGGTCAGCGTCTTCACCAGTGGCGCTACGAATGCCTAGGTCACGGATCTTTTGGTATGTCTCCATCTCCTTCTTGATCGCAGGCTCTTTGAATAGCTTGTTAAGCTGTGCTTCAATGTTCTGCTGACCAATCAAGTTTTGATATCGAGAACGTGTCTTGGCGTCAAGACGGTTGCCGCTACTATCGGTGGATAGAGTTCGGACAACATCAAAGCCACTTTCACGAAGAAGGCGTCGAGTGGGGTTGTCAACGAAGTTAATCTGAAGAGGAGAAACTGCATTGAACAGTCGAACCATCGGATCAAACTCACGGACAACAGAGCCATCAAGAATATCAAACTTCTGAGGAAGCGTGTCCTTGAGAATTGGGTTGCGATTAGCGATAGTTTGGAGTCCCTTACGGAAATCCTTATCCAATTCACGCATACCGGGATTCATAATGTTGGCAAGTTCATTACGAACACCAGCCCAAGGCAACTGATTGTTTGCTAGATTTCCTGCCCACACAGCAGACTGTGCTGGGTTTAGAGAAAGGACTTCGTTAAGAGGACCAAGGCCAGCAAGGAATGACTTATTGCTCACATTCATGCCAATCAGGTAACCAAGCTTTGCATACCAGTTCTGCATTGCAGATTCACCAAGCAGATTGGCGTTATCTCCAATGTCAGCCACCATCGAAAGGAACGATGTGAACGGCTCAAGAGAGTCATAGCTCAGCCAGTTATCCCCTAATTTGATGGAACGAGGGCGCCAACCAGCTTGAATCCAGGCGTTGCGTTGCTCACGATCAGCAGGACCATTGCCAGTCAAGCCACCAGTAAAGTAAAGACCAATGGCAGAGCCAACAGTCAGGTAGCCAGCAGCAATACGACCACGCATCATCGCCTGAGCTTCGATAAGCTGAGCAGGATTGGTGATACCGTAAGGTGCAACACGCTCAAGATTGTCAGCAGTAGCACCTAGAACCGTTTTTACTTCCTCGTTAAAGCGCGCAAGTACAGGAGTGTGCTTCTGAACCAATTCAAGAGCATTCCAACCAGTCCGCATGAACATGAAGAACGGACGGACAAGTGGTTGGTTCTGGACAAAGCTTTCAATACGAGAAATGTTAGGGCCAAGAGGAAGTTTCAAGCCTGCTTCATCTGCCATATGGACCGCGTACTCTGATTTGATGAGTTGCTTCTTATGGTCAAAGACCTGATCAATAAACTCTTTCTCGTACTTCTTGACAAGTTCACCCATATTCTTGCCCCCAGTCTCATCCCACGCCTTACTGAATGCCTGCATCTTGGCATCCATGCGACCCATGATCACACTAGTGCCAGCATCAATAGCCGACATAGTGGTCATCGGATATTTGACTCCAATCCAATTATTGAAATCGTACAGGGTAGTGGTTAGGTGGTACATGAACTTTTCGTTCACGGTTCCCTGCTTTTCAATAACAGCTCCAACATTCTTCCATTGGTCGGTCATTGTCAACGGAATACGTTGATTGGCCAAATAAGGAATATCCGGCAAATTGTTCTTACCTGCAACAAAGGCTTTATTCGCAATTGTCCAAGCTTCACCAATGGATTGGAATGATGACTTCATTAGAGACATACCCATTGCGGTAGCCTTCACATCACCACTCAGAGCGCCACCTAGGACGACTGTCATGGGCCTCATGAAGGTCGTGAGTGTGTTACCCATAGCAGCTCTTATGATGGTCTTAGGGCCGCTTAGAACGCTGTTATACATGATGCTGGTGAGGGCATCGATGAAAGCACTGCGCTTCCCACCTTTGAGAGACTCCCAACTAAAGATCTGGTCTTTAGCAAACTTGTACATCTCATCAAGTGCCTTGACATTACCATCGGCAATGGCTAGTACATCAAGGTAATGACGCATCATTTCAGGATCATTCTTAAATAGATCCTTCAGACCAGTAACAAACTTCTTGACATCATCCTCCTTTTGGCGGATACCAGCAGCAAAAGCAGCAGGATCAGTCTTGAGTCCATTCAGCTCAAAACCACGAACATACTTAGAACGACCAGTCTCCATCAGCATGAACTCCATACGGTTCATGAGGGCTTCAACCTGACGGTCATTGGACATGATGCCGTCGATAGAGCGCCCTGCCTGTGCAAGATCGCTGATCTCACCAGCAGTTGTGTTGATGAGCATCTCAACAGCACGATGATCGATCAGACCCATAAACCGAGACTCGCCGGTCAAGGGATCACCACGTTTCAAGTAGTTATCAGATTCTGCAACAGCTTGCTTGAGCTTCTCAATGTCAGAAGGGTCTTTGATTACTTCATCAAGAATGTCGATGTAGCGAGCAGTTGATAAGGCTTTGAGTTGTTCGACGTTAAAGCCACCCATTACCTTTGCCTTGCCTTCAACACTCTTAGCGTTGTTCAACTCAATTTCAAGGTTCTTAGCTACTGATTCAATGACCTTACGTCGAGCTGGATCAAACTGAGAAAGACGCTTTTCAAGGGCAGCTTCTGTGTAGACAGAAGGGCGGCGTCCATTACGCAGGATGCCGTCAGTCTCCATCTTGTATGCATTGACAAGCGACTTGTAGTAACCACCTTTACCAGCAGGACTAAAGAGACCCTTGTCTGGTCGGTCATAAAGCGGGGAGTTAACCCATGCATTAGGCTCCAACCCATCAGGATCATCCTCGATAGCTGTCTTTACCTTTTCATCGAAGTTAGCCTGACGACGATCAGCACTGTCTTTGATCTTTGCTTCAGCGATGGCGTTGGGATCTAAGCTGTCGTGAATCTCCTTGTACTGCTTTGTGAGATCCTTACGAGCCTGCTCTAAAGCATTGAACTCAGGATCAGTTTCACGTAGGAATGCAGTCTGATCAGCAGTCAGTTTGCCATCTGGATTGATTTGTGTTGCCTTAGTAACTAATCGTTGCTGTACGTCATTGAGGGCCTTCTCGGTGTCTTGAAAAGACTTGAGAGCATCTTCAGCGGGAACCTTTGCCTCTTTAGCGGCTTTGGCAGCAGCTCTCCAACCAAACAAGACATCAGTTACAGCGCCAATACCAAGACCTTCAATAACGTTTTTGGCCTTACGTTCTAGTGGGGAGTCGTTCTCTTCAGTAACAAGCCAGTCAGGAAGCCAAGGTATCAGCTTATTAGCTTCAGTAGAAAGTGTTTCACCTTCTGAATACGAGCTTGTAAAGTCAGCAGCAGCACCAATAATGGCACCTTTAGTAGCATCGCGGACAATACGACCCTTGACTGTCTGAGCTGAATCTGAAGCCAGAGCCTGACTTAGGCGATTAGTTCCAGGAACACGAACTGCCTTGGCACCTTTTGCAGCGCCACGAAGGATGCCAGTCAGGACTGCATACTCACCAATGCCCCGCAGGAGGTTTCCCCAGACGGTACGGTTCATAGGTTCTGTTTCATCAGAAACCTGAAGCCAAGTCGGCTTGAAGTCAGGATTCAGCATCTGTCCAGTCAGAGCTGCTTCTGCAGTAGCACCAATGCCTTCCACAGCATCGATGCCAGCACCGACAACAGCAGTACCTACCTCTTGAATGGGATTAGGAGGACTTGCCTGATCAGCAGCGTTTACAGCTTTGTTTTGCTGTTGCTGTTGTTTCTGAGCTTCCTGAGCTTGGATCTCAGCAGCACGTGCTTCCTGTTGCTTGCGATACTCTTCATCATCATCCAATGAATCAAGAGCAGCTTTATCCGCTTCTGCTTGCTGTTGCCGCAGGAAGTCATAAGATGAGCTTTTCTCAGCCCATGAAGGATTGTATGATGAAGTCATAATTAGATGTCAGCGTAGATTTGAGAAGCAATCCACGATGGATCACGTTTACCTCGTGTTGTTTCTTGGATACCTGAAGGACCAGAGAGGTGTTCAATATGAATGTGAGGGCCAGTAGAGCGTCCAGTATTGCCAGATAGTGCTGTGACTTGCTTTGCACCTATGCGTTGACCGGGTTGGACTTTGACCTGAGACAAGTGAGCAATGCGGACAATGTTGCCATCCTGAAGTCGAATGTCAACAAATCCTCCATAACCACCGTTATCCTTGTCAGGTGAACCGACTTTGAGAACAGTACCTGCCTGTTTAAAACTAAGCTTTGTACCAGTAGCAGCTCCGTAGTCATTACCCTCGTGAGGCTTTTTGCGGAAGCTTTCCTGTTGCATGAAGCTGGAAGTCTTCGGGAGTTGTGAGAGAAGACGCTGAGCAGGGGCAGACATCAAGCGGGAGTCACGCCATGCAGACGTAGTTCCCCCAGCAGCAGCACCTTCCATCAACCATGCACCAGCACGATTACGATGCTGAGAACGCATGTTTTTGATGTGTTGGGTCAGTGTCCCATTGCTATCGGCACCGATGACACGTCCCTGAGCACGTGCTCGACCTAGATAGGCAGGTGCTTGGACCGCTTGATACAGCATCTCCAGACCGTCACCAGGCTTGATTCCAGCATCCTTCAGGTATCTAGTAACAGCATCTGCCATCTGCATGGCATTCATACCTTTTTGTACACCGTACTTCTGCTGGTTATAAGGGGAGAACTGAATCCAGCCAAGATAGTTGCCGCCATCACCACCCATGATGTCAAGTCCGCGACGATAACTACCGGAGACAAGAGATCCAGCAGTTTCGTAGTTGATGAAAGTGGCAACATCGACAGGGTCAACACCAAGATTAGATGCGATGTATTGGATAGCCTGACGCTCTTGACCAGGGCCAACAAGGCCGGCACCAGTCAAAGCTCGGCTAGTACGTGCAGCAGTGGGTGTGCGGTTGAGCAGCTCTTGTAGCCGTGGACTCATGGTCGACTCAACAACACGCTGAACGTAGGGACGTTGACGTGGTGGAAGATTGAACTTGCTTAGCTGTGCATCAATGATCTCAAACTCACTCATTTCCTTACCACGAGGTAGGGAGTTCTGGATGATGCGGATGCTATCTGGAATAGGCGAGTCAGGATTAACAAGTGACTCTGCCTCTTGACGAGTAATTAGTTCACGACTGTAAACAGCAGCTTGTCCACCATTAGAGACTTGAGAAATAATTCTGCTAACACGCTCTTTGGCTTTAGAAAGACCACCTTGTCCACCAGAGCTACCTTCTGACCAGCGATAGAATCCGTCTGACCTTACGCTGTACGTTCCAGGTGTCTTAGTTTTATCAAGGTTATCGTTCTTGATTTCAGTGATGATGTCTTGAGCTGCTTTAGAGTAGGCAACCTGTGGAGACATATTTGCTCCACCACTAGCAAGATACGTACGAGCATACGTATCAAGCCTAGCAAGAGCATGCGCCTCAGCAAATGCGTAAGTTGGATGCTTAGGCCCAAGACCAGAGTACTGAAGCTCCTTAAGAAGCTGAGCAGTAATGCCAGCTTTATACTGCTCCTTAATGGGAGCAAGTTCAGCAGTGCGGAGTTTATCTTGCTCCTTGGCAGCACCAAGAAAGTCCTTCACAACGTCTGGCGTATATTTGCCAGAACGGAGTTCTGCGACAGTGAGTTGTTCTTTTACCTGAAGAGCGGTCAGATGTTCTCGTTGCTCTGCAGCGGTCCTTGCCTGAAGTGTGGAATTCTCTCGGTACTGAAGCAACCTTTGATCAACCTTACCATTGTAAAGCTGACGAGACTTCTCGATTACCTTATCAACAATTGAGACATCAGCACCTTCTGGTGCGGCGAAAAGTTCGTTAAGCGCAGAATCCGTCCAGTTCTCTTGACTTTGAGCTTCAATACGGTCCTGCAGATCTTCATCAGCAGCTTGCTGAGAATCCATCTTACGGAAAGCTTCGGTGAATTCAGCACGTCTTGCCACCCCCCACGGCACACCAGGCATATACGATTCAGACGCGCTGAATGCATCAATGGCGGCTCTATTCCCTAACTTAACTAAGTGATCAAGAACTGCGTTGAACGATCCAAGAGGGCTAAAGCGCTCACCAGTCGTGGGATTACGTAAGTGTCGGTAAGCTTGTAAGGTATCGCTGATTGCAGTTACAGGGTCAGTGTTGAGACCAGCCTCAAGTTTGAAATTAGCTTCAGCTAAAGCATTCTCGTTCTCAGCTTTTTCAAATGCAGTACGCTCTTGATCAAGCAGTTTGATCTCCGCTTGACGCATTGCAAGCAGAGATTTAGAAATCAGAGCTGGGTTTACATCAAGCAACCCTTGCTGTTTTACGAACGCTTTGAAAAGTTCTTTGTTGACAGCAGCACGCTGATCTGGACCCATGTGGGTCTTAGGCGTGATGATCTCAACCTTACCTGTATCTGGATTTAGAAACTGAACCTGTAGCTGATCATTGTTGGCGTATTGATCCTCAAGATATTGAGAGTACATCGGCACAGCCATATCGGCCATAGCCATTGCACGCCCAACAAGATACATCTTGGAGAGCTTCTTGACAGAGCGAACAGTTTCTGGTGCTGCTCCTGAATCCTGTAGTTGATCAGCAGTTGTCTGAATAAGCTCATCAGACTGCTTTAGTTGAGCAAGACCAGCTTCTGCTTTTGCTACTTCAACAGGATCAGGCCCATTGATCAGTGTATCGCGATAACCTTCTGCTTTTTGATCTTCATCCTTCTGCTTTTTCCAATTGACCACAGCCTGAGCAATGGTTCCAGAAAGAGGAGCAAGAAGACTGAGAGCAGTGACTTGCTTATCAATATTTGCTGCAGCCAGCCGCGCGTCCTCGACATTCTGTCCCATGCGTTGTTGGACAGCATCTTGGTAACGCTGACTACTACGGTGCATGAACGCAAAGTTATCAGCTCTATTTTGTTGTTCCAGTTGCTGGGCATTTTGCATCCCAGAGAGGTAAGCATTCCGTGTTTCACGCTCAGCACTTTGGTTTTCCCTCATTTGCCGTAGCATTGAGTTGCCTTGTTGACCTATTGCATCAACGCTGGCAGTGCTGAGCTGAACTGGATTGAATCCTCTATCTCGGGCGTACCCTTGATACCTGATTTGCTCCATTTAAAAACTCATTAGTTTGTCCACTTGAGCGAACCCAAGCCGGAAGTGATAAAGTTATTGGCAATAGAAAGGCCAGTGGAAGCAGGCATTGTGTTGACACCCTTGCGAGGCTTCGGCGGCTTCTTAGGCTTAAGCGGATCGAGAATCGTTGCACGAGGCATTGCCAGAGGTGCAACAGGATCAGGAGCCTTAAGCGGCTTAAGCATGCGACGCGATTCAGCAGCAAGGTCAGCGCCGTAGCGATCTAGAGCAATCTGTCGAGAGGCTGCTGTTGTCTCACGTTGAGCACTTAGCAGGCTTTCTGCGGCAATAGCCTGATTACGGCCATAGCCTGCAAGAACAGAACCAAGACTCTTAGCAGCAGATCGTCCAGAAACACCACGAGCAGTTACAGCGCCGTCTTCCTGAAGCATCTTGACCAACATATCCTGCTGATCAAAAGCCATACCAGTTAGAATTTCTTGATAACGTCTGTCTTCATTAGCTTGGGCTTGCATCGCTGCCATGGCATTGAAGCCCTTCTGTATTCCGTAGATACGTTCAGACTCGTTAAACTGACGAATCTGGTTAGCGTAATCAAAGTCTCGGATTGCTAAGTTATATTTGTAGTCATTCTGAGCGGTTTGCTCAAGAAACCGAAGATTGCCCTCTTGATTCTGGCGGGCAATATCTGTCTCTTTTGTTCTGTATCGGAACTCACGTTGTGTCTGGTTCCAATTGAACCTATAGTTCCGTCTGTCGTATTTGTATTGTGCATCAATACGAGCTTGCTCTGCTGCCCTTGCTTGGCTTTGAGCGCTTGCACCAGAGACAGCACCAAAGATGCCAGTAACACCAGCTACAACGGCTGAAAATGGATCAATAACAGCCACTACGCCCTCCTATAGAATCGTGGTGAATAAGTTCCTTCCCACATCATCGAAGTAAGAGAGATCGGGAATGGTGAGTCGCTAAAGACTCGTAAGGTAAAGTTTGTATTGCGCTGATGAATAGGTAGTGTGTACACAGTCTGTTCGTTCAAAGGAACGTCATTAGCCAAGTAGTAGTCAGCATCCTGAATCGACTGCACATCATTCCACTCAGACTGACCTTGTGATTGGAGTTTGAATCCAACGTTGCTGGATAGACCTACTGAGAATTTGACACGAGCAATCGTTAGGTTTGCCGTGTAGTCAGAATTGTTTTCCCCAGCTTGGTAGTAGAAGCGGGGCAGTTGGATGTCAAAGTCATACTTGAAGCCAAGGTAAACCTTTGAACTCTGTGCAGAATAGTCATCACCAACAAACTCAAAGTAAGGTCCAGTACCATCACTACCACGGGTGGGGGTAACAGTAAAACCAGACTCACCAGTATTATTTGGATCAGCAATGATGACAGCAGGACTCAGAGCGGTGATATCCTTATAGCGGAGGTAACAACGATTAACCTTCGTAGAACTGTTGTAGGAGACGCTCAGAGGCGTTGCATAGCAGTCCAGGCATAGTTGTACCACTTGACCGCTATCGGCCCTCAGAATGGCATCGTCGGGGGTCTGAGTGAGGTTTGCTTTGACTAGGGTGTATTGGTTTGACTGGTACGTGACAACATATGTGTCATCACTATCCACAGCAAAGAAGTTCACATTGCCGTGCATCTTCCAGTTGAACCAGGTCTGCATAGCAGTTTCTTCACCAACCACGTACGTACGGAAAAAGTACAAGTACTGACTGGTTGGGCCATACATGGTGAAGAATGAGTTCTGTGGTGATGCAATCAGATCAGTGACAGAATCAGGAACCCACTCAGAAACAATGCGGCCAATATCAAGGACATCTGGATTCTCCTGTTGACCACGTGTGGCCATGGCATAGATGCGTGTATATCCTGGAGACTTACTCAGGAATACCATGTTTGTACCAACGTCTACCGGATCGATCTTTGGATCGTTCTCGTAGTTGGCAATCGTTCTGATCACGGAAGTCTTGGGTGTCAAGATACCGTCATCTGAATACATCAGGAACTGCTGCGCCTTACTGAACAACACAAGACCCTGTGCAGCAGGTAGAACTGCATGAAGAACTGCAGGTCTCAAGCTAGAGCAGCTAATATCGATGGGATCGTTATCAGCTTGGGTAAGAGCAGAGACGTGATAGAAGTTATAGAACTCACCGCTTTGACTCATGGACACATTGTCTTCAGTCAAGAAGCCAAGACGGTTGTTATGGAAGAATGCTTGTTGAATTGTTTTACCAACAAAGCTTGGGTGTTCGTTCGTGATGTCATCACCAACAAGACGCTCTTCCCAAGTGATTGGTCTTAGTTCAAAGGTATTCAGTGCAGTGTTGACCAGCTCATGAGGCATGGTCGATGCAGTCAGACCTTTGGATACGTCTGGTGCTACGGTCTCTTCCCAGCTTCCTTTACCTGACACACCGTTCTCTGCAATGAACTTGGCGTAGTAGGTATCCTCTTTGAGTACAGTATTGTTGATCTTTACCGTACGGTTGTGTACGGACTGTGCAGGGAGGATCGAGAAGTTCTCAACCTCATCCTGAAATGCAGTCAACTCTTCACCACTGATACCACCCTTGGCAGTGATGGTGAATGCAGTAGAACGACTGATCTCAATGCAACCCTTGAGTTGGGTGACAGTAAGACCAAGACTGTTTGCACTATTTAGTGTGTCAATACGAGTCTTGATCTGAGTCAGTACTTCCTCAGCATTCAACACCTGAGTGTTGGTTGTGTTATTAAGAGCTGGGTCTTCAGTGTTTTTGGTGACGTAAGCAGACGTTGTAAAGCCTGCAATGGTCACTGAATAGCTTGCACCGTACTCAGCACTAAAAAGACGGATGGTTGCTCGTGCCTTAGCCGTGTAGCTAGGAGCAGCTTGTGTTGTGACGACCTTTTGGTTGTTGACAACAATCGTTGTGTCTTGGACAGTCAACACTTGTAGGCTGTCCTTTGCATTTGAAGTACCGTAGCTGAGGTAGCTAGAACCGTTATTAGTGACGGTTACTGCAGCAGCAGGGTTGTTGACATTCCAGATCTTGACACTAGTACCGTAGATCACACCGATGTACTTCTCAGTGTTATCACGGTTGATGTAGAACCACTTACCGTTCTGGAATTCGTTTGCAGTGGAGGACAAGTTGCCTAACCACTTTGTGCCAGGTCGTTTGCTTAAACCAAAGGTCGGGTCAGGGTAAGAATTGATTGCTTCTCTGACTTGTCCTGGAATCTTCTTGTCATCAGGTTGCTTAGAGACACCACCAAGAAAACTTGGTATCCGTTGAGTTACACTTGGTATCCGTTGAGTTACACTTGCCATCAGCGATACAGTGCCTTATAGGGTTCATAGCTGTTGTAGTAATTAGCTCCACGAGGATGACCAAAGAAGGTGTAGTCACCTTGGTTGCATTCATACTCAAGAGCCATTGCTCGACAATACGCTTCACGTTGTTGAAGCATCTGGTATTGAGTGCTGTCACCAACAATCCGGCTGGATGTGATAGTTGCTGCTCGTGCAACGATGTAGTCTTTGATGGGAATGGGAAGATCAACCCAATCAAACAACCAAACCACATCACAGTTGACCTGCTCAGTGAATTCATACGAGTGAGCAGTACGGTCGTACAGCTTGCCACTACGACGTACAACATCCCGATCTCGGTAATCAGGAGTCAGATCGATCTGCAGAACATTGTTTGGGATCTGAATTTGATTGGTATTGTCAGGAGTAAATGGATAGTCGTACTCCTTATTAAATGTCCAGCCTTCTGCCTGAACCTCCCGTGACACCTGCAGAAGGGTGTCGTATGCAATCGCAACGTCCGGGTTGGTTTGAGTAAGAGTGGTTACAGGCGCCTGACCAACTGACGCCAGAATTTCATTAACAGCTTGAAGCTCGGTCTGAGCGTTAGTGGTAGGGAACGGCATAACAGTTATGTTGTATGCAATGGATAAAAAGAGGGGGACTCCGAAGAATCCCCCCAACAGAATCAGACGTTAGCGATGTTGCACTCAACGCCAGGATATGCAGTACGCAGACCCTTAGTGGTCGAAGCCACAGCAGAGTCAGCGACAGCAGAACCATAACCAAAACGAGTCTTGGCTACAGAAATACGAACGGCATCAGTGGTGCAAGCACCGCCGTTACCAGCAGCTACAGAAACAGCCATGATATGTTACCTCAGTTGGTATAGTTTACAGTGTCAACGCGGAACGTTGCACTAGTCGTACCAGCAACGCTCAACACGTCACCAACACGATAACCATCACCACCAACTGCAACGGTCTGTCCAGTGACAGCACCATCAGTCACAGTAGTGGTAATAGTGCAGCCACTACCATTTCCATTATCGGCAGTAGTAGCTTTAGTACCAGCGACTTGGCCAGTACCAGCAGTGAGTCGAGTTACAGTTGCAACAGTCCCACCCTCGCGACCGGGTTCAATCGGAGGACGAGGGTAGAACGTCGTACTAGTGGTAACTCCAACGCCGTCAAAAGCTTGAGCAGCCATCGGTAGTACCTCTAGTTATCAAGCACGTGCAGACTGCAGCTCGATAGCGCAGGCAGGGTTCAGGGTGCCGCAACCCATGGCAAGACGACCAACGATGATGTCACCTTGATACATGGTGCGAACGTCAGAACCAGTGGTCTGCACTTGAGGACCAATGGCCTCAACCACACCAGCAGCATCTTTGTGGTAGATCAGACCGCAGTGGGTACTGAAGTTACCAGAGTAATCGTTGTTCTCACCGTTCACAGCAGAAACAGTGCCAGCCAGGAAGGGCAGGTTGTTAGAACGCTTGATGGGGATACCAGCGATCTCATACAGGCCTTCGCCGGACTGCAGGCTACCGGAGTTGTTGCCGAAGTCACGGTTCAGGATGTTGCTGTCAACCTGGCTCACCAGTGCGTAGTACTGACGAGGGGACAGCACAGCCATACGACCCTGCTTGGGCAGGTTCTTTTCATCCATGATGGAAGCAGCTTCAAAGAAGGCATCCACCAGAGCTTGAGCGTCGTACTCTTTCTGCACACCCAGTTGGATGATGCTACCGCCGGGCTCAGGGCCAGGAGCAGCAGTGATCGGGTGAGCTTCACGAGCAGCTTTAGCGATCTGACGGAAGATCTTCTTGTCGTAAGCCTCAGCAAGAGCGTGGCCGATCTTAGCGGCAATCTCAGAACGCAGGCTGTAGTGGGCGAGAGTCTCATCAAGGTCATAGACGAACGCGCTGGAAACCAGCAGGTCGTCACAGACGATGGTCTTCTCAGCCACCGGGGGATCGCCAGAACCCAGGATCGGAGTGCCGGGTTCGTGGTACGAAGCCTCCATACGGCCCGTAAAAATGAACTGCATCGCCTTTCCATTTTTCAGGGTACGGCTCTGCACAGTGCCTTTTGCAATCGTTGCCGATTCATAGGCTTTGAACATCTCGCCCGAGAACAGGCGAAGATAAGTTTGATACTTGGTATCGTAAGCAGTACCAAGAGCAAGAGGAGTGGCCGACGTATTATTTACGCGACCTACAGGAGTAACAAGAGTGTTAGCCACAATAGTAAAGAGAGAAGTTTGTGTTCTTTCTCTCTAAGCGCTTAGAGAATCACATGAGCAACCATGTGTTCATTAAAGTTTGTTGTTGTGTCGTCTCTCCGACTGTCATGACTAAAGGTTGTCTTCCGTAGAAGGCCAATAGTCAATTCTTCCATCGGGAATCGAACCCGAACTCTTCGGCATGTCGCCTATGTCCTGACCACTGGACTATGGAAGACACCACATTGCTGTGGATTTCAGCCCGAGTTAGCGGGAACTATTTCTTAGCAGTCTTTGCTGCTTTCTTAAATTGTGCCGCAGTCGGCGCACCACTCGATCCAGGCTTTCTCATCTTCTCACCAGAACCATTCTTGATGCGAAGACGTTTAGCGTGGATGTTGGCGTAGAGACCGGGTTTCATCAGCAGCCTTTCTTACCGCCGCCACCCTTGCCACCTTTACCTTTCATGATTATGCAGGCCAGGCAGCACCACCGGCTTGAACCTTCGTACCTTTCGGGCTCAGTTCAGTCAGGGTTTGGTTGGCTTCACCGTAGGCACTAATGAATGCCCGGCTATCGGCAGTAGGGGTTACGTATTGCACAGTCACCGAAGAGACTTTCGGATCAAAGGGATTTGCTTTTGCCATGTCAGTTAATTCGTTGAATAGTGACTTGACCAACACCTGCACTTCTCAATCCAATTGCCTCAGCAGCAGCACGACTAAGATCAATATCACGACTATAGTCAAATGGACCACGGTCATTGATACGGACATTAACGCAGCGTTTGTTTGAGGCATTGCAGACCCGCACCTTTGTTCCAAATGGAAGGGTGCGGTGTGCTGCAGTCATGGAATGCATGTTATAGATCTCACCGGAGGCGGTGCGATTACCGTGATATGGATAGCCATACCATGATGCAAGAGAAGCGAGAGTGAGTGTCAGAGTAAGCATGAGTTCATTGCAAAGGACTTTTATATTGCTTACTCTTCCAACATCATTTAAAAGTTAAGATCGGACATCTCAAGCTTCGCAGCTACATCTGCACGGTACGCAGGGTCATTGTCGTAGCGAGGATCACTCATGGCACGCACGAGTTCAGCTTGACTGCGGAACCCTTGAACCTGAGACGGAGCCTTACCAGTCAGCATCTGGCCGTCATAGCCCTGAGCTTCTTGAAACCGAAAGGCAAGAGCATTCACAGCGAAGTAACAGGCAAGGGGATCACCCCTTTCCATTACTGCGTCGTACATGTTGATCTCCTGCTCAGACAACGATTCTTGAGCCCAAGCCATCATCTGACCATACTGTTGTTCACCACCAACAAGACCTTGAAGGTTGCTGACATCTTCAGCGGTGATGGTTTCAACAGCACCACCTTCCTCAACCTGTGAGCGATACTCCAGGTACATCTGGGCAAGGTCAGTAGGATCCATATTCTGCAGAGCCTCAAGGGTCTCTGGTGAATACTCATCCTGTGCTTCTTGCCATAGACGCTCAAGGAAGTCGACATCTACATCTTCTTGAACTTCCTCCTCTTGTTGAGGTTCTTGTTCAGTCGTGTCAGTGTCGCGGTTGCCAAGCTTGCGTTGCAGCTCAATGTAGGCTTGTTCAAGATCCTCTGCATCTTTGAACTTACCAGCAAGCAGTTGTTGCTGTTGTTCTTCAAGAGCTTGTCCCACCTGAAGTGAGTCAAGTTCTTCTGCAGAGAATTCACCGTCTTGAGCTTCAGTCGGATCGTACGTCAGTGTAGCCATTAGTAGTGATTACTTTGAGATTACCAAGACCAACTCGTTCAACACGATTGGGAACACCCACTGTGGGTTTGCCGATCTTGGTTCGTGGTGCGTATTTGTTGCCGGACTCATCAAAGAGTTCTTTGTCCTCAGCCGAGAGGGGCTGGGGCACCGGCTTGTTCTTCTGGCGCTGAGGCCGCGATGGGATTGCCTTGTCCATTAATCATCTCCATTGCTTGTGGGTTTTTACTTGGATCCATCAGTGGAGTCTTAGCCAACTGACCAATCTGTTGAGTAAGCATCATGTCCTTCTGCATACTCATGTTATCCATTTGTTCTTGCTTCATCTCATCAACACTCTTGACAAGATTCAAAACGTCGATGCCTTGAGCAGCAGCCAGACGTTTGATTACTTCATCACTGTTGATGTACTTCGCAAGAGCTTCAGGCCCCATCGTTTGTGCAATGGTCTGCAGGAACGAACCAAGACTTTCTCGATCTTGTCCTCGACCCAGTGCATTAACACCAGCAACAATAGTAGGCTTAACAATGTCCTTTGGAAGACGTGGAATCTGTCCAGTCTTTTGGAAGACATTGAGCTTACGGTTAAGATACGGAACAAGGAACTCAGTCGTCAGTAGGCTGAAGAGTCCACCGAGCTGTTGTTCCAGTTCCATTTGAGTCATCCGTACTTCTTCAGCAGTCGTACGTTCTGACTGCCTAACTGAGAGGATGAGGAATGCTTCGGACAACCGACGTTCCAACTGCTGCATCATTTCAAATGCAGTTCGGAAGTCAGCAGTCTTACCAACCTGAATGACACCAATGTCATCCGGTCTTCCTTGAACGATGGCACCGTTGCCTGCCTGGGCCAGCGTGGCCGGTTTGGTGGTGCTTGAGGGTGATACTACGAAGACCACCTTAGCGGCTGCTGCAGAGCCTTCTACAAGGGCCTGAGAGAGTGCTTCAAGGGAGCGTAGATCTCCAATAAATTCCTCAACCCTGCCTCGTCCATAGACTTCACCATCAACAGTATTAAAGCGAAGAACAAGCCAGGGGTTTGCTTCGATGGGTGCTTTACCCATTGAACCTGGAATGATCTTGTCTTCGTATTCCTGATGCCAGACAAACCTATTGTTGTCTCGGCGGATATGTGTGTAGATGTCGGCTTCATCATTACGTTCTGCCTCAGTACCTGCAACCGTATTGGGTACAGCTTGAGGTAGAACCTTCAGCAGAAGCTTCTTAGAGATGCGTTCTTTAGTGACTATTTCAAGCACATTGCCGTTGCCATCTCTTTCTACAACGTAGCGATTCAAGGGGTACAGCTTGAGCTGTTTCTCTCCCATGAAGACCAACGCATTACCTGTCACCACCAGATGCTTCAGTGCTTGGTGTACGACGACACGATCACTAGAAGCAGCAATGGATTCAAGGATAGTGCGCTCGATCTTTGCAAAGGAAAGGTCTAACTCAGACTTAGCTTCGGGAGGAAGCTCAGTACCCAATGCACTGTCATTTACCTGCAGTTTAAAGAAGCTGGTTTGAGGAGGCAGTAGAGCCAGCATCAACTTAGATGCCAGAGTCACTACACCCTTTGCACCAACGCTTTGCCAAGGAGTTGGTAGATGACGTGCGCCTTTGACAAACTCCTCTTCACCACGATTCAGATAAGGAAGAGTAAGGTCAGCAGCTTGTCTTGCTACGTTTAGAAATTGGGAACGGTCACTTGCTAAATAGTCATACCGTGTTTTGGCTGACATTAGCGTCCAGTATTAAGTGTGTTTCCGTATTGAAGTCCACGGCCAAGGAGACCAGTTCCTTTGCCGTAAATGCCTAGTTGACGAAGACGTGACTTAGCACGTCCCAATCTGTTTGCTCCAGCAGCACCAACCCCACCACCAGATAACATGCCGGAGCCGGGATCAGATGTTGAAGCAACAGGATCTGTTGCCACAGGATCTGCCACAACAGGATCCTGTACGGTTTGATTGCTATTTACCTGATTTGGTACATAACCTTCACCACCAACAGGATTCTTAATTACTGTCTTGTCCTGTTCAGGTAGTGTGTACTGCTGACCAAAGCCTTTGACAGCAACACGTCCACCACCCCTGATCTGCGTACCACCAATCATCAACTGAGCGGGGGTAGCAGGTTGGTTAAAGACTTGCTGGCCTTTAATCACACCACCTGCAGAACCAGGAGAACCCATCATGGATTGAAGGGCTTTACCAATCTGACCAGTCCCGTAGCCTTTACCTTGGCTGAATGGACTTACCGGATTCTTTGTGTTCTGATTGATCAGCATGTTTGCTGCACCAGAATTCAAGCCAATCCGAGCAAGGTCATTTGACTTCAGATTGCTGTTTACCTGATCCAACCTGCGGATCACAGTATCTGCAGATTGTCCAGTTGACTTGGTGATGTTATTTAGTTCTTGTTTGGTGATGCCACCTTCACCAGCTTGTCGAATAGCAAGCTTGACGCCTTGACCTTTTTGTTCCTTCTTAGCCATTGTATTCTTCAGATAGACGATGGTTAATCCACTCGACCACTGAACGTTGGCCAGAGCGGTACATTATGAGAGCGTGTGGATCATCCGGGTGGGGATTAACTGAAGGGAAGTTGTCCTCCAGTTCTTGAAGTATTGATTGAAGCTGCAAGCCTGATGTTTCAAGCAGGCTAAGCATATTGTGGGAGGTTGGGGTTTGCATGTTCAAAGAACGCAGGCATCCGAGCACGTTGTGTTTCGATCAACCCTTCTGCTTTACCTGCATACATCAAGCTGTCACTTTGATCAAGCCAGAACTGTTTGTCCAAGTACTTGTTCTCAGACTTCTTGAGTGGTTGCATTACCCAAGCAATGGTTGCCTTCCTGAGGCGATCAAGAGAAGGAGATACAGTGAGACCAAGCTCACGACATACCAAGCTATTCGTTGCCACATGGACTTGTTCATCCCGTGAGATGTCTGCACTTACTGTTCGGAGACCAGCGTCACCATTAAAGCGGAAGAATGGCAATAGAACGAAGAAAATTGCACGCTCGGCCACCATTGCTTTGAGGACCGTGTGATCAGGATGCGCCGTCCAAGCATCGCGGAGTCGGAGTGCTTCGGCTTCAGCAGTTGGGTCAGTGCCGAGAGCTTCTGCGATGTAACCGAGAGCCAAGTCGTGGTTGACTTCGTCTTGGATATTGGATCGCAGTAAGTCCCGCGATAGCTCTGGAACTTCATTCTTCAGTGCATCGTTGATAAAGTCGCCAACAGGAAGTTCCATATGGCGAAGGGCGAGAGCCCGGAAGATGGTTTCCTCCGAGCCCTCAACAAGCTGACCAGCAGTGGTTTGCACTGGGGTCCACTTACGTTTGCGATTAAATAGTTTCTGATAAGGGTTCATTCGCCGCAATTACAATCTGGAACAGGGTCGTCTTTAAACAACTCGTCCAGGTAATCGTCGATGTCAGACTGAGACAACGCAGCGTATGCGTCGGACTTATCCTGAACATCTCCCATTACCTGCAAGCTGTAATACAAAGAGGTTTGGGGGCTGTTCAGCCACTCCTCGATGAATGCTTCGTCGTAAGTAACTACGTCACTCCACGAGTTAAAGCTGTATCCATGAAGAAGCCCAGTCATAGAAAGCAGACGGACAATACCGTTTGCTACTTTGAGATAATCATCCCAGCCAACTTCAGACGCGATCTCAACCGGACCATAGTCAAAGCTCTGGACGCCAAAGGTTCCGCTATCGCGGTCGACTTGACGGGCAATGGGAGGTGCGATCTCAGGGGTAGTGGTGTACCCATCGAGATCCTTGTATCGGTAGCTGCACGAGGCAGTAGGGGCAATGGCAAATGCACGCACCATATTGTTTGCCTTAGCGATCTCTGCAGCCTCACGGATACCAGCGTGAAGCTCGTGAGCCAACACCGCAGCAGGAGTCCGTTCATGCGGTTCGTTGTTGACGATGTGCATCAACGCCTCACCAAACTCCTTGTAGCTCACCCCTTGTTGACGGAGCAGGTTGGAAAGCCCAAGCATTCCGAGACCGACCTGGCGATCAACCTCTGGAGTGAGGTATTCACCGCTGTCTCCAACACCTGTTTTTGCGTGGAGGTGACACAGTTCGGACATTCCACGTGAAAACGCAGATCGAATGTCATCAAATTCGCATGCCCCAAGGTTGACATGTTGCAGTAGACAGGTGCCCCGTGATGGCAAGTACACCTCCAAGCAAACATTTCCGTAGATACGTTGTCCATGCTTATCGACTTTTGTTTTGTTGAGCCAAACGTCGCCGCGTTTGATGGCAAGGATCAGCGCTTCCTTGACTTCTGTCGTGGCAAGATTCCACCAGTGGTGGTTGATGTTGACACAACGCTTAACCCAAGGCAGCTCACTACGGCTAGCAGTAATGAACTCAAGCACATCAGGATGGTTGAGATCAAGATGACATACGACAGCGCCATTCTTGTACACTCCACCGCGCCTCAAGATTTCATTGAGTGTTGAGTAGATCTTTGCAAATGAGACAGGGCCTGAAGCAACAAGGCCCTTACCATTCTCAGCTCCTTTTGGTCGGAGCTTTGAGAGATGGACGGCAACTCCTGCTCCAAAGCGGAGAGCATGGCTGACAAATCGCCACGAAGCTTCGATTCCATTTAGACCCTCCATTGTGTCTTCAACGACGAAGACAGTGCAGCTCACGGGTAGACGAGATGTTGGATCATCAATCCAACTTTGTACACGGCCAGTTCGTGCGATGAGTTCTTTTTTCACAGTAGTATTAGACAAGATCAATGAGTGAAGGTTCTTTGTAGTTAGGCCCTTTGAGGATCTTTCCATCCTCACGGCGAATGGGTTTGCCGTCTTCCCCGAGCTTGCTCATGTTGCTGGCATGGACTCGGTTATGTGCCGTCTGCAGATCCCACCCAAAACACGCAGCCATTTGATGACATACGTACACCAGATCAGCAAGTTCCTTCAACAGGTGCTCACGTGCGCGTTTGTTCGTGATGTCTTCAAGCAGATCTAGGTAAGCATGTGCTACCTCTAGATGTTCCTCATCGATCAAATTCTGCTGAAGCTTCAAAGAGGAAATCGTCAGCCCGAGCGGCAGCTCGTAGGCTCTCCGAAATTCGTGTGCTGCTGTTTCGTAGAAACTCACGTTCGTTTTCAAGGTAGTGGATTGCTTTGGTAAGGTCTGCAATTGCATCGTCTTTGTGTCCAGCTCGGCAGATGTATTTGATTGCACAGCCAAGGTGGTAGTCGAGTTGTTGGTCACGAATAAAATCCCAAACCTCTATTGACCCTCGCTTGTAGTAGGCAGGTCCGTTGGTAGTGGCCATTTCTTTACTAAGTTAGATACGGTATTTGTAAGAACAAAGTTCTGATGTTGCAGAGCAAGAAGGACAGTGATGATGTCCTCCTTTTTTGCTTCAGGCAGCAAGTCGTTCAGGCGTCTCATCTTGAACTGCTGCTCCACCGTCATCTCCATCACTGGGGGTGGGGGTCCAAAGGATTGGTTCATTGGTGTCGAAGTTGTAGTCGGTGTACTGGAGAATCCTCGCGAGACGTGCATTAAGAAGAGCATCATCTTCAGTCATTCCTCGTTCTTCAAAGGTTTGAACAACTGTCTCCCAACAGCAGCCATGTTTATCAAGGAGAGCATCAGCACGTTTGATACCAATCCCAGGAGCACCTGCGTAACCATCAGTCTGGTCACCACTCATGGTTTGAATCAGATGCCATCGATCTCCTTCCTCCTTGGTGATTTCAATCACAGGATTCTTGAGATCAAACAGCAACCCTGGTATCTGTCTCATGTCCTTATCGGGTGAGCAGATAATCAGTTCGTTCTCTGATTCAATTGGATCAGTGGCGTAGATACCAAGGGCATCGTCAGCTTCCAGATTGTCAACCACCATGGTGACGTAATTATCACCACACCAATTGAGTAGGCGCTTGTATCCGCAGGGCTTCTTCCTATTTCGATGACCCTTGTAATCCGGGAAAATTTTTTTCCTGAAATTCTTTGGGCTACTGAAGAAAAGGATGAAGTCATCGAACTGACCCATGCATTCAGCAATGGACATCAGTTCCTTCTGGAACATCTCCAGCACTTCCGAGAAGCGACTCGTGACAACGATTACGTCGTCGTTGAAGTCGATCTCATCTTCACAAGCAGCACAAGTTTTGTACGCAAGGAAGTCTGCGTCAATCAATAAAGTCAAAACTCTCCCAATGCCTCCGTGATGGATTGTTCAGCGAAGCCACTTGCACGCAAGATGGTTCGGAATTGTTCGACGTAGCCTTGGATGGTCATGTCTGTAGCATCAAACTCAAAGGTGTACTTGTTCACTGATGGGTAGTCAGGTAGGTCACCGTTCTTACAATCGAGGGTTACTGTCACCCACGTTGAGAATTCATTTCTCATTTGCCCTGCCCTCGACGTAGTTTCTTGGTGCCTTTTTGAAGTGACCGGGTTCCATTTCCTTGGCGGGTGTGCTTGAACTTGGCACGTGATTCAAATTGTTTCTTGGCTAGGTTTGTTTTGGATTTCATCAACTAAATAACTAAGCGCTTTAGCAACTATGCTTGGCTGGTCGTCAAAACAACCGAGACCTAGATTGCATTGACTGCATATGTAACCACGAAACTTATCCGTATCGTGGCAATGATCCAAAACCCAGGAGTCCGTATGCTTTTCGCATATTGGGCATGCACCTGGAGGAGGTGGTGGGTTTTGTCTCTTTAGTTTTCTACGCAACGCACTATGACCCCTGATGCAAGACTTACATCTTGAATCAAGGTTATCTTTGTTACGTGGTTGAGCAGGGAAGGCGATCAGAGGCTTGTCTTCATGACATAACTGACAACACTTAGTGAGTGTCTGCCCATGAATTGCCTCTTCCAGCTTCGGCTGCAATAGGGATTCGCAGCCTGTAATATTCGCCAGCGAGAGCTGCTGACAATTCAAGATTAAACATTAACGTGTCCGCATGAGCGGGGTTACATTCAAACTGAAGCTCATCATGAACAAATGCCAGTTGATTAGCTTCAATATTTAGTTGTTTAATTTGGTCGTTAGCGATGACCATCCATCGCTTTGCAATGACACCAGCTCCTGATTGCAGGAGATAGTTCAAAGCTTTATGGGGTCCATCAACAGTGATACGCCGTCCATCAATTGAATTGACGTAGCCAACTGATTGAACCTTTTTCTTGACGGCCTCAACAAGATCGCTAAGACCTTCAATTGCATCAAGATACGCTTGCCGTATCTCTGCTCCCTTCTTCTTTGCCTTATCGGCTGGAAGCTGAGGGTCGTATGAAAGTCCAATCTTCTCGTTCCCAGCCCCGTAAAGAAAAGCATAGGTAACGGTCTTGACGAGCTTACGACTAATGCCAATCTTGTCGGCATTAACTTGGTGGATGTCGCCATTAAGCAAGATCTCACCATAGCGGCCACCGTCATACCTACTAAGGTAATGCGCGAACATCCGCAACTCGATGCCGCTAAGATCGGCCCCAACCATGCATAGTCCTGGAGTTGCAGTGAATAGTCGTCTGAATCGTTCATCAGATGGGACTTGGGCCAGATTTGGGTTCCTATGGGCACATCGGTGAGTGTTAGTTGAGACGGAACAGTTGTGGTGGATTCGGCCCTTTCTGACAAGCTTTAGCCAAGCGTTGTTGCCGTCTGACAACATGCCAAGTTGCTTAGTCAGTTCCAAACACTGAAAGAACTCAAGTGCAATTGGAGTACCTATGTCCTTTAGAACTACTTCGTCAATAGTCGCTTTTCCAGATTCTGTGAACTGGGTTGGTTCCCATCCATAGAACTCCTGCATGATCCACGCGATGTGATCTCGCGAGGTTGGGCTAAGATCCTTGAGGCGCGTAAAAGGACAACCAGGTAAGTATCCTTTGGTCTTGTTAGACCTGCGAGGAGAAAACTCGCCTCCCGCAACGTAAGGATGCCGCTGTCGTAAAGATCTTTGCAGCGAGTCAAATGCAGATCGTAGTTCGCATTCCAACTCATGAGCGGATCGTTCGTCGAAGTACCATCCATGCAACTGTTGTCTGGTGAGAATTTCTGCTACCTGATGTTCTAGTAAGATCCAGTCAGGTATTTGTGGAAGTGCTTCCATAGTTTGTGTGTGACTTGTAAGTCCTGTACGCAATAGTCCTCCATGTCTTGTGACCAGTTTTTCCAGTCAGTTTGCTTAGCAAAACCACCCTTGTATTCACCTAATCTGTAGCCGTATGCCTCTAAGGAATGTCGTCCGTAGAGTTGGAGTGGCATGTGTTTCCAGTTCCTAGCGTTATCAATCTTAAGCAGATCAGGATGATAGAGACGACTAAGAATAAGAGTGTCAATGGTCCTTGGCGGAGTGAACCATGGGTAGAACTTCTGAATGACCGGGATGTCGTAGTTGATTACGTTCTGACCAATGATTGTCTCAGCACCTTCCAGCATCGTGATGGCACGAGCAATAGGTTCTTGAGTGCCTTCATCGTTAAAGACATAAACCTCATTGTTACCAAGGTCTTTGATAGCAACACAGTGGATGGTGGTAAGGTTGTCGTACAGGCCGTCAGTCTCGATGTCGAAGAGGAGGTTCATCAGTAGACATCATTTGGTTGCCAGTGGGAATCCACTCCGTAGTAATCACACAGAAACTCAAAGAGAATTGGTAGCGTGACTACCTGACCTGAACTGCTGATCTCACCACGCTCATGCATGGCGATCATTTCATCTGGAGTGCAGACAATGATGGTGTCAGACATCGATGGCTTTTGCGGGGTACTTAATGACAGCCTCTAGTTCCTGAAGCGTGTCTGCCCGGTAGGGTTGCGCTCGTTCCACCATTTCTGGTGAAGGAGGACTGGGACGCTTAAGCAGCGATTCGTAGCTAGAAGTCCGTTGTTGGGTCGAACTCTTGTTCGGGTTCATGCTCGATAAAACGGCAAGTGTTAAGGTCATAAATAAGATCACAACAAGGGCCAACTTCTCCGCTGTAGCGATTTTTGAGTACTCGTACAGTTGTCGCGGAGTTGGTTTGTTGATTCCGTTCAAGTGCAATAACGGCATCACTGAGTTGTGCGATGCTGTGTGAACCTCTTAAGGAGCCCAGACTTACACGTGCCCCTTCCTCGTGACTTTGGTCACCACTAGGACGACGCAAGTGAGAGACAAGGAACAATGAAATTCCAGTCCGTTCCACAAGGGAACGAAGCTTGGTCATGGTTTGGTCGATGACACGGCGTTCATCGCCATCAAGACCACTCAACAAGATGCTGAGGTGATCAAGGAAGACAACCTTTACGTCAAGACCTTGGGCAAGATACTCCACACGGTTATAAATAACATCGGGATCAAAACTACCGAAGCCATCAAAAAGATAAAGCGGCCAATGTCCAAGGGTTCTGGAGTAGACATCTGATAATTCAGTGCGTGAGTGTTCACCAATGTGGTAAGGCTTACCTTCAGCTACGGACATCAGTCCGAGAGCTGTACGACGATTGGATTCCTCAAGAGCCAAGTAACCGACCCGTTCTCCTGCACTAAGAAGGTGAGTTGCAAGTTCACGGCAGAAGGAAGACTTTCCGATGCCAGATCCAGCAGTGATCGTGACAAGTTCTCCAGCCCTGATCCCGTGAAGCTTTTTTTGCAAACCTTGAAACGGGTACTCGTAGAGTCCATCATCGTTAGGTTTAAGGATCTGTTCTAGAAGGCTCTTCGCTTCGACAATGCCATCTGGGCGGTATGCGGAAGCGTTCCAGATTGCCTCTTTAATCGCTTGTACCTTGCCAGCCTGGAGTGCATCGGAAGCATCCTTGAAATCTGACAAGTGAGCGATCTTAACCTTGCCTGGTGGCAATACCCCTGCCGCATCCTTCGCAGCTTGACGCCCAGGATCGTCGTTATCAAAGAAGAGGACAATCTCTTCATAGCCCTGGAGCCACTCAAGCTGCCTTTGAATCGCACGCTTGGCCGAATTGGCACCATCCGGTATTGATACCATCGGCCAATTCCCCGAGTAAGCTTGATAACACGAAAGCGCATCAAGTTCTCCTTCGGTGATAACCACTCGTTTCCCAGAACTTGGGAAGAGCTGCTGTCCAAAGAGTTGTCCATCAGGATTGGTTCCTTCCCATCGAAACTGCTTGTCAGGGGTTTTTACCTTGGCACCAGTGCATGTTCCATCTTTTGAGAAGTAATGGAAGTAGAGTTGATTGCCTTCTCGATGGACTCGATACTTACGGCAAGTCTCTTCACTGAGGCCACGTTTAGGTAGTGGTTCTGGCGTTCCCTTAATTGGGAATGTCATTCGTTGTTTTGTCGGCTGGACAATGTTGAATTCACCAGGTTCCCAATAGCGGCACCCAAAGCAGTAGCCATGGCCGTCGTCGTAACGACCAAGATTGTCTCGACTACCACAATTAGGACAAGGTTCATGAGCAATGCACCTACTTGTTTCTGTATTGGGAGATAACAGCATTGATCAGCTTTTCGTAAATGTCAGCGGTGTTCTGGAAATACGAATGCCATTCGTTCAATGCATCAGCGAAACAAGTGACAACTTCATCAGGCGTCATCTGACCATCCTTGATGAACTCCTCTGCTTCACATAAAGCATCAGAGAAGTATTCGACGATTCGATCTCTGGGCGTGATCATTTCTGTGTGTGGAAACGTTGGATCAATTCCTCGTAACCATCCAATGCATCTTCAAAGCCCTCAACAATGTCATTCGGTGAGGAATGCTTGTCAAGGGCCATGATTAGATTGGTAGCTAGATCTTTGATCAGCTCTACATCAGCCATTCGATAGGGATACTGTGGAACACACACCATTGGAAACCGTGTTTCTCGGCCCATTTGGCGTACGTAGTTTTTGATCCTTTGTAGATCTTGTTATAGGGCGACTGAAATACAAAACGAATATCAAGGTCAGGGTTTTGATCTTTTACTGCCTTCATCTTTCGACGATCCTCTTCGGTCAAATGACCTTTCACCTCAAGGTAAATTCCATTCGGCAAAAGAAAATCAGGGCAGTAGTTGTGTTGGATCTGATATGCAACCTTTGTTGATTCGTACTCGTACTTCACGCCCAGGTTGGTGAGAAGATCAGCAACCTTCTCCTCCAACCCAGAGCGGAAAGCCATCGGAATCAGAAATCGATGTCGGTTTCAGTTGCAGGAGCCGGGGTCACGTTCGGATCCTCAGCTTTGAACCCCTTGGTTTTACCAAAGAGTTCAGCAACGTCTTCAGCATCCATGTCACCAGTATCAACACCAGCACTACTGGAAAGGCTGATGATCTGAATGCCCTTTAGCTTAAGACTGGTGCCGTAAGTGACACCATCCTTGAGGATGTAGGGCTTCTGGAAGAATGCAAGCTTCACAGTACTTCCGCTGTAAACGGGAAGTGCTGAGTTGTTGATAACCGTGCCCTCACTATCGACAATTGTGGGGCAGTTCTCCTCATTCCACGAGAACTTGACTTTGTACTTACCATCGGAAACTTCTTCCCATGGTTCAGGCTTCAACGTTGCACGCTTCGGATTCTTCAACTTGGATTCACACCACTTGAGAACCTCAGTGCGGTCTGCTTCCAGTTGTTCAATCAGATCATCGGTAAAGACAGTAGCAAGCGAGTAACCAAACTTGCTGGGCTTCATCACAGCCTGATAACCTTCAAGGACAACAGGCTTTTCAGTGACGATAGTTTTGGGGGCCATTAACAAAAGAAATAGGTGGATTCAAGGACGGAATCAAGATCGAGATCACCAATGATTGGTGGCTCTGTCTCTGCGCCGATGGCGTCAGCAAAATCCAAAAGAGGATTGCTGGATGAAAAGATTTCGCAGTAGGTTTCCCTGACTACGCGATTCAATGTGCCCATATCAGTAGCCCGACAAAGCACTGAATCGTGGATCACCGTGAACGGTGCGTTGAACTTCAGGAATGCTTGATGCAAGATCGAAGCATCTAATGAGTGAATAAGATTGGGAGCTGTGCTGGACTTGTGACCAGCAACATCTGGTCCTTCGTGACCTGTAGTTAGGTTCACTTCACAACGACCAAGGATCTGTAACTTGATCGTTGATACCTTGCGTTTACGTCTGTTTTGTTTGACGATGAACCCTGAAGGTGTCTCCCAAGTAAGGTGATCTACGCCGCGTTTGAACGCTGCGCCAACTTCTTGTTTGATCCAATCCATGACACGCATTGGACCGGGGACAACCTCATACATCGCTTCTCTGACTGCATTAACAATCAAAGTGAGTTCATCTGGTGTGAACTCAGCACCCTTTTCTTTCAAAGCTTCACGGATGTAAGCCCTGTTGGAATGCTTGGTGGCGTTGTATGGAATGGTCATCACTGTTCTCTTTGTGACCTTCCGATCAAGAAGAACAGCTAGGTGATCTGGCAGCTTTGGCTTAGCCGTTTCTGCCACAACTTTGTAAGCATCCTGCGGTGTATCTGACGGAAAGACATTCACCAACTTTGCAGTTGATTGATCTCTCGCCATACCAGCCAGGATTTGCAGTCCTGAGCACGTAGCGTCAATAGCAACCGGCAGATTTGTCCAACTTCTTGTGCATTCAATGACACAAGCGTTGTACTCCTCACATGCAGCGAGGAACTGCCACGGCTCATCCGCAACTTCCCATTGAGACAAATTGCCAAGTGGATTGGTTGCAACAGCAGAAATCAGGCTTTGGTTTTGAAGAACCCAATCCTGACGCTCTTGCATCGTGGCTTTGTCCAGCCCATTTCCGTAGCAAGTTGCTACTTGGAATGCCAGCCACGCTTCTGCCTCATCCGTCATGAACGACGGCTCAGCAAACTTCAGTAGAGACTTACCGAAGTCAGTGTCTTGTGGGGTGAGAAAGGCTGGGATCGGGTACGTGCGACCTCGATAGTCAAAGGACCACGGGAGATAGAACTTGTCTTTCCCCTTGAAGATCTTGACGGTCTCCATGGTCATTCGTGTACGGCAGGACCGTTTGAATGACGCAGCGTTGTGGTTCAACACCTCTGCTGCTTGCCGTCTGTACTCGTGCCTAGCCTCGTCGTTCTCCGCGATGTCGAACGGTTTGTTGGGGAGGGGCAGCTCAATGATCGGCAAGAACTTACCGACCTTGTACTGATGCTCCATCAAGGTCTCAGCCACGTCGACGATGAACTCGTTGAGCGTGTAGGCAACCTTCTGGAGCTTGTTCAAAAACAGGAGTGGCGTGTTCCCCTGTACTAATCCGCCATCGCCCCTGCGGACCATCTCATGGCCATGCATGACCTCGTTCAGTAAGTACCCACCAGCCTTGATAGGACTCCAGTCTCGTGGTGGGACCAACATGGGCCACGCCATTGGAGCAAACATCAACGCATCCTTCATCAGCTCCTCCTTTTGCATTGCAAAGAGAAGGCTTGGAACGATCAGCGTTAGGCGCTTTTTGTCTCTAGCAACCATGTGCTTGTCAAACCAGCCAGTGGCTTTCATCACACAGTCAAGAAGCCAGCCACCCAATTTCGCCCTTGTGGCAGTTTGCCAGTTGTCCCAGTGATGCTCGTGCCGATTCATCATCGTGCGAGCCACCGTGGCCTTCTGCTGGGTGCCACAGGCGCTGTGCCAGTACTGACGCTTGATGCGGTCATACAGCTCAGGATCCTGTGACTCGTACCAGCGGAGCTGACACTCCTGCTCCAGAGCCTGGCCAATGGCTGTGATCACATTGGCGATCTCATTGGCTTTGTCCTTTGGGCTGAACACCTTGTCGAAGGTCAGCTTCAACGCAATGGCTGCTGCTGCCTCTGGTTCGATCTCGGCGAGGTACTGGTGGATGGTGGCGAACTCCACCCCGTTCTTACCTTCGTGGATGCGGTTCAGCGTGTCCTCGATGACCCGTGAGGCCGCTCCCAGGGCCGCCTGGATGCTGGCGGACCCATAGACCGTTGCCGACCCGTAGGAGCGCTCTTCCAGCTTGCGTGTTTGATCGAGAAGCCGCTCCCGCCCGTAGGCAATGGCACGCTTCTCCAGTTCGATCTGTTGCTCGGTGAGAGCAGGTGAAACCATGTTGTCTCAAATGGAATGGTTGTCGCTAGATCCCGATATAGATCCTTTGACGAGTGGAACCTTGTCTCCTAAAGCAAAGCCGGGCGTTGACCCGGCTCCTGTCCACTCGCGTGATCAGTCCTGAAGCGAACCTGAAACTAGCGCGTCTACCAATTCCGCCACATCCGCGTGGGGATTCCAGCGATGAGTCCAGGTGAGAAACCTGTCCGCTGGGTGCTCAAAGAGCGTAGCAGAGGGGGTTGCTAGACACGCCTAGTCGGCGCTTAAACGGAGTCATATCGAGTTGATTGCGTCGTAACGGGCTTGGTCCGTAACTTTTGCATAACGTAATGTTGTCTCGACATTGGCGTGCCCCATCAGGCCCATGAGGGTGCGTATCGGCACACCGGATTCGGCGCACCAAGTGGCGAACGTGTGGCGCAGGGAGTGGAAAGTCCACTTGTCATCTTTCTTAACGGCGTAATTCCTTACTTTTTTGAAAGCACGGATCAGTTGATCCTTTCCACACGGCCAATCATCACCAAAGATGAGGGTGTCCCTACGACCGTATTCGCAGCGGTTATGCATTAACTCTTGGATGCGTCCATGGATGGGCACAGCCCTGAAGTTCTTACCTTTGGTCTCAAAGCCATCGCGACCACCGATATAGATCTGGTTGGTGCCCAGATCGACATCCTTGACACGCAGCTTGAGCAGCTCACCTTGTCGCATGCCGGTGTAGGCGGCGACCACAATGATCGAGGCAATGTCATCCCGTGCAAACGGATCCAAGGCGGCCTGGTGCATGGTCTCGATCTCTTCTTTGGTAAACCAGGTCAGCCTGTGCTCCCCCTCCTTGCGGCGCTGGAACTTTGGTGGGGTGAAATCAATCACACCCATCGCACTGCAGTGATTGAGCACTGTGGAGACAGCACTAATCACACGGTTGATAGTGGAACCGGAGAGGCCACGCTCATCTTCCAAATCGATGCACACCTGATTCATCAGGAGCGGCGTGATTTTGAGCAATGGAAAGGAATTGCCAACAGCATTGGTGAAATGCTGGCAGTTGTAGGTGTTGGTGGGCTTAGACGACCCGTGTCTCCATGCGTCTCTGGTTTTAAAGGTGAAGTCAACTGCTTGACCCCACGTCTTAACAGAGTCAGTGACCATCGAGGATCTCCTTGATTTGATCAATCATCTCGTACCCTTTATCAGTCAGCTCCACAATGCGGCGACGACCATTAAGAGGGTCGCGCTTTTTGGTGATCAGACCCATGCCAGGTTTACCGAGACGGTGGTGAGAACTCAGCCAATCAGTGTTGCGACTTGTGCTATTCGGACTCATTCCCAACTCAGCTTCTATGGATTGCAGATTGCAGGGATTGTGAGAGGCGATGTAGCAGAAGACAGACACCAATTGACCCGGTACTTCAACGTCCTTGGTGCGAAACAACTCGTGAATGCGGCAGATTTTCCACATCACCTCGTCTGTCAATGGTTTGACAAGTGGAGTCGATGTTTCGGCCATGAGGAGGCTTGAAGAACCAGTCGCATCCTAGCAACAGCCTTCCGGCTTGAATTTGTATAGATCTGCTGTAGATATGAGTCGACCATGCTGCACCACAAGGATCCCAGCCAACATATAAACCAAAGAGGTCGAATAAAGTCATAGAGCAGAAGGAGCAGGGGTCTAGGATAGTACGTTGTTACTAGTCTGGCAACTCGGTATCCTCAGGATGCAAGATTTGCATAAAGACGGTGTGCCAGTCATCGCCCCACGCATCGCTGTACTCTTGGGCTGTAAACTGTGAACCCTTGAATGCAGGCTCACCAGGAAGTTGGAGAAGATCAGTCATTCAGGTAAATAGTTAACTGTACCAATCAATGAATTGGTTAGGATGGTCACCTCATCATCAGAAGAGGCTGCGTCCTTAATACGTTGATGGGCTTTGGATTCCATCTTGTATGCATACTCACGCAGCTTGTTTTCTTTGCGGTCGTAAACACGAATGACAGCGCAGTAAGGTTCGGGTAGATGCCAAGTCATGACTTCTTCCAGCACCTCTTCTGCCGTAGCTGTTTCGATGTCAGCGTCCTTGAGATTGTGAACTTCCTCCCATTCATTGGGAAATGGATCTTTCCTTGCCATGTGTCAGCCTCATCTGTCGTTGTTCGCAGTCATGGATACAGTTGAGTGCATCCATGAGTGATGGATCCAAAGGATCTTGTGCTAGCAACTGTTGATAGTGCTCACACATCAGCAGCAGTGCATCAAGAAGAGTTAGCTCATTGATTGAAGACATCAATAGGAACAGTTGACTAGATCTTGCGATCCAGTGGAAAGCAGAGACGCACCCACTTACCACTTAGGTGGTGAGCGTCCCTGTAGTTTTGAGGCCACAGGCATTGTTGTTATTCTCTGGTAGGCGGATAAAAGATAGAAAAAAGCCCGACCATTAGATGATTGGGTGTTCTTCTACGGTGAACATAGAATCAGGTGCCTCTCGTCTTAAGACTTCTGCGTAGGCCAGAGCCTTTTTGTTGTCGTAGAAGATCGCGACGATGTGCATCCACATATCGAGGATGACATAAGCGTGCTTGTTAGATAACATCAATGGCGTCATAGTCAAGCGGATCTTTATCTTCAGGGATGAGTTGTACATCCATGACTGACTCACCTCGTGGACACAAGGCAATGCCACATTTAAAAGCTGATGGATAGTCAACAGCTTCTACAATGGTTTGCTCAGTAACCAGCCAACCTCCTTGGGGTTGTTTGATCCCAAACGTGGCGACCCATCCATTCATCGCTGCTGTGCCTCCCGGTGTTGGTAGGTGGTTTCAGTGGCAACAAAGGGATCAACACCCAGAGCACCTAAGACGGTCATCGATGAGATCAACACCGAGAACAGAAAGAAGGCTGCGGTTTCAATGATGATGTGTGTTTTGTTCATGAGTCCTTGAGATGGTTTTCCAAGATGAAGGCACAAAGATTAGAGATGCTGCGTCCCTGATCGTTAGAGACAGCAATCATGCGATCATGGATGTATCCAGGGATCGTGATGGTGATTCTGACTGTGTTCTTTTGTTTGAAGAAGGTCATGATTTGGTGGATTCTTGGGATTGCTGTTCGTCAAGAATGACGGTGGGCTTTTTGACGTGCGGGTGTCTTGGATAATTGAGAATGAGCTTGTAGTTGTGCTCTGTCTTGGTGAGTGAATCCTTGTAATCAGTAAGGTTGCGGATGCACGAAGAAAGGGCGCTTGATAGTTGGTGGAATTCATCAGCGACCCATGTGTCAATCTCTTCATCCATAAGATGGAGGTCTACTGCATCTGAAAGACCTTCGATTAAGGCTGCAAAGATTGATTCATTACGTTCTAGCCATTCACCCATGTGGATGAGTCGCTGTGTACGCAAAAGAATCTCAAAGCGTGAAGGTTCAAACATTTGGGTGCGTCCCTGTGATGTCGTAACGAATTTGGTGGGCACAAAAAGAAGGGGCAGTGTGACCCCTTTGCTTTGCTTAGTGGATAGGTTTAAGCAACAGTTACATACTTGGCACCAGTACCATGAGCGTGGACAAACACATCAACCCGAGCACCATCGCACAACTTGCAAGTTGCACACTGGGCAGCACTATTCTCAACAGTTGCGGGGCATTGTTTTGCATAGTTTGGTGTTGCGTTCTTGTGGACAACAGTGAATGTTTTCCAGCCGTGAGCAGTAGCGTCTAGGTAGTCTTGGAAGCCATCGCATGAGGCTTGAAAGATACCCTTAAATACTTGTGCAAACTCACTGCGCCATTGGTGAGTGTAGCCGGTGTGTCCCTGACAATAGGCAGACAAAGCATTCACAATGCCAGGTTTAATCACACTCGGGTCACCATAGGCACCCCAGCGAATTCGTTTGTTGCCAACAATGCGTGCATACTGTTTGAGATCCCATGATGTAGCGTCAATATAAGATCCACGTTTGTATGCCTTCCAAATACTATTCGGTCCCTGGCCTACGTTCACATAACAAGAGCGGCTGCCATCTTGCTGCTTACGGTGTGGACAATTGCCGCAGATCGTGACATCCTTGCCAGTCTTGACAGCTTCCACAGGGTTAATATCTTCACACAAGATCCAAACTTGTGCCATGTTACCAGTCTTTCTATTGTTGCTTTCAAGGGTGAGAATAGCAACGTAAGGTTGACCGTCGATAGGTGATAGACCACGGTCGATGATGAAGCCTTTGGGTTTAGTCATTGGTGGACTCCTTGTTTGTTTGACAAGTGGATTGGTTGGTTGAATCAATCTTCAACTTCAACAGCAATTAGAAACTCTGAATCAATACCGTAGAATTCTGCCAATTCATCGGGGTTAAGTGATTCAACAAGAGTTTCATCTACGTCCGTGACAATAACAACAAAAGTATCATCAAGACTTTGCACTGAATCAATTGAATCAGATTCAAGTAAGTCCTCAATATCAGCGCATCGATCAAGTGTGAAGCGCAGGCTGAGTGATTCCATGATGTTTGTTTGATGTGTGGATGGGTTACTGTTCGACGTGGTAGGTAACAAGAATCAATCGAGGATCATCGATAGCGAACTTGTTACGGTCATTCAATCGATCAGCAATAGCAGTAGCCTCAGCTTGTGTGTCAGTTGATGTGTACCAATAACGAACTGGTTTGTTTCCGTTGTCGTGGTGAACTGTTTGGATGATGCGGAACATTGTGTGTCTCCTTGTGACTAGTGGATGTGTTATTACTGCTTAGGCTCAACAGAAACAAGCTTACGCTCTGGATTGTTGAACCATGCCTCAAGACGTTGAGCGTATTGAATTGCCACTTCAATTGAATGAATTGGCCCGGCAATTGTGCGCTTGTAGCCGTCAGAATAAAGTGCAGTGAATGCCATAGCTAGGTGCGTCCCTGTTGTTGTTGACTAGTGGAAAGGTTCTCTCACGATGAGAGAATAGGCCAGGCAGGGAGTCGATCCCATAGCGTCGCGCTACTAGAGTGCTGGCCATTAGGTTGTGAGTGGCAGCAAGGCGAGGCCCGTTGAGGATGCCCTAACCGTTGCACCTAGGATCCCGCCCGATAGGTTGCAACGCGGCATTGCCCTAATTGGCTTGCTCGCGGTTCTTTGATTGTCTAGGTTCTGAGGTTTGAAGCGGTGGCATCGATGCCCCCTAACGGTTTGAGTCTGTCCGGTGGCGTTCCGGTCTCATCCCGTTGCATGCAACCTACAGCAGGATCGTGGCACTTGTGCACAGGTTGTGTGACGGTTTGGCAGTTGGCACACTATCGCGCACAGATCACACCAGATCGAAGCCTATTGAGAAGCGTTCGCAATAAGGCAAAGCGCCTATATATAGTGGCCACCAGAGCCCAAACCCTAGTGGTATCGACTAGATAACGTAACTAGCGCGGCCATTTCCAGACCAAAGAGGGGCCATGGGGGTAGAACTGCGCCCCTGCCCTAGCGTATTGACTTAAGAAATTTTTGTTATAAATCTAAGATCCCTCTACAAGCCCCAGGAAGACGTGTTAAATGAGTTAAGCGTACAAACACACGCAACAACACTTACACACGCCTTCTAGGGCCTTCTAGATGCCTCTAACGATCATCTAATCCCTACCCCACATCGCCTCACAAACACTAGGAAGATACTGATAAAGAAGATCCTGAACCTGACCAGCAATAACAGCATGCTCTCTCTGTGTCCCATTCCCAGTTCTCAAGTCACAATAATGTAACCAAGACCTAACTGTCCCATTCATATAAATCCTAGAAGGAGCACTCAACGGAAGAACATCTCTTGCACATTCCTTTGCTACCCCTGCTGACACCATCTCACGGTAGAGATCCTCAGCTTCTGCAAAGTGTTGTTGGATACGACGAAGGAACTGTTGTTTTTTTGTTGTATCCAGGTCATCAGTGCTATTTTGTCTGTTCTTGAAGTCTTGCTTGCGTAGTGCTGGGATGATTGGAGTACCAATAGTGGTTACATCTGCATACCGTTGACTGAACTCCTGAAAGGAGAAGCTCCTATGCCTAAGGATCTGAGCTGCTATGGATCTAGTGGTATTGATTTCTACACACATATTGACCATCTCAAAGGGAGACCAATGTTGATGATCAATAAGGTATTTAATTAGCTTAGCACTGGTCTCAGTGTTTGATTGATTAGATGGGTTAGACACCCTAGCCATGTAACTAATGAGGTTCTCTGCTTCAGGTGTGATGTGGATGAGTGATACGGAGTGCATTAGTAGTTGATGAAGTTTAAGTTACAAGAAATGAATCCTGTATCATTCAGATGGCCAATCAAGAGGCCATTCAGATGATCTAGATTCCTTCTCCTCTAAAAGAAAGTAGTAGTAGTTATTTAGAGATGTCCATTCACCCGCTCACTTCGTTCGCTGAGGACATCAGTAAATTGTGTCTTTAGTTGTTTTTGTGTCATTAGTGAAGGGATGTCCATTCACGGGGACATCATTAAGGGAGGGGAGTTGGGGATCACGTCTACGTGAGACACGACTCCCCCTTTCCCCGCTTTTAATCCGCCATCGGTCAGACCCCTTGCTACAGCTTGTGTCTTATTTAGAGACCCAAGTGGGAACACCTCCCCGTTTACCGCCCCCTCTAGCAGCTTTTCGTTGCTCTAGGCTCATCCCAAAGACAAGGTGATCTGTGGCGCTCTGAGGGTCATCCAAGAATGTCTCAAGCAAGTCTTGCCAGTCTTCCTGTCTACGGGCTTTAACGGCTTCGTAGGCGCTGATGGACATGGCATCGGTGAAGTATTTGACGCCTTGAGCTAGGGAGTCCAATCTGTCGTCATGTTTAACAGCGCCTTTCTCCCGGCACATGCGACTCATCTGGTAGAAGAGCATGTACAGGAGACGCTCTTCTGGTGCTGCGTCTTTATTGGAGCTGTAGTCCCATTCCACCACCCCACGATCCATAATGAGACGATGTTGGTTCATCACTGGTTCTAGAGCATCAATGATCCTGTCTTCTTTACGGACATTGGCTCTGACTTCTTCTACGTCTATGGGTTGCTTGGTTTGTTGAAGGTGTTTTTTGAACAGTTCTGCGACGATACCGTCACCGAAGTTGGTTTCGATAAGGAGTTTAGTAACATTGTACCGCTTACACCCACGAAGGATGTCAAGAAGTGTATTGTCGCTATAACCGTCGCGATACGCTCGTATTTCGTGAACGTAGAGAAAGCCATTCTTTTGGGAGATATAGGTTGCTGCTGTTTCGTCACTACCACGACCACTGGGGTCTACGGAGCAGATGGTCTCTGTGTATGGACCCCACTCTCCTTGGAGTTGCATCGGGGAGTAGAAGTAATCACCCGGTAAGCCAACCGTAGGCAAATCCTTGAGCACATTACGAGGGTCACTGCACCACACAACAGCATCCGGCGCTTGAGTCGGATTAACGGAGGTAATGATGAGATCGGAGAACTTAAGTGGGAATTTCTCTGCATCGCTCAACGTGGTATCAAGCATGAACTGCAACATGAAGTTGCTTCGACCCATGGCTGCTTCCCGTTCCAACAGGTCATCCGATTGGAAACGGTCAGGGTCAGTGGGTGTCCACTCTTCTGCACCCATCTCGATGTCTTCGACGATCTGTGGGGCTAGAAGGTTCTCGTACTGACTGAGCTTGTCTTTACGTGGATACCGAGCAGGCCAGACAAAGGGTCGGTAGTTACGTTCCGCTAGTTTGCGGTAAATGGTAAAGGTTGTCTGCGGTGTACCGAGGTACATGATCCGGCTGTCCTTCTTGGGTGTCAGGATGGACTCCGCTTCTGTACAGAGCTGAAGGAGCTTCTCTCGCATCATCTCGGTCATCGAGTTACCAGGCACTTCGATGTCATCAAGAATCATCAGGTCTGCAC